TAGAACCAAAACCACATCAAGCTGATCCTGAAGGATTACAATATGCTCATCCTGATAGACAAGAGCCACCAGTAATTATTGAATTAACACCAAATCCTTTTACAACTATTAAGTATGCAGGTAACACTTATATTAATGTTTATTCACAAGATCATGGAAGATCTACTGGTAATGTTGTTAGATTTAGAGGACCTCCAGAAGTTGTAGTCCCGGGCACGCCTACGCGCGAGACCTCATTTGAATTAGTACCTTCATTTGATAATGTTACAGATATTTCAAATGCAAATGGTTTTACGATTACAGTTGGAAAAATTGATTCATCTGGTATTGTTGGAGATCCATTGAATTATTTTTATTTCTTAAGTACAAGTACGGCAACAACAGGAAATGTTTCTGGTGGTGGAGCACAATGTTCTGCAGGTCCAGTAACTTTACAAGCTTAATATGACATACGCAGAACTAGTTACAAAAATAAGAGATTACACAGAAGTAGATTCAAATGTATTTACAGCAACTATTGTCAATGGTTTTATTTTAGATGCTGAATGGAGAATTCAAAGAGATGTAGATTCTGACAATAATAGAAAATATGCAACAGCAACTATTATTGCAGGTCAACCTTATGTAAGTACACCCTTATTAACAGATCAGACTTTAATTATTAGAGAAGCTCAGATTCTATATCAAGGCACTTATTCTGTGGTAGAATATAGAGATACTGGCTTTATTAATGAATATAATAACAGCCAAGCACAGGGATTACCTAAGTATTTTAGTTATTGGGATGAACAAAACATAGTAGTAGCCCCAATTCCAGACTTGACATATACGATGCAATTAAATTATACCTTGAAGCCAGCAGGATTATCTGCTAATAATACGACAACATATTTAAGTCAGCAATTTCCCTCTGGTTTATTATATGCTTGCCTTGTTGAGGCGTATGGTTTTTTAAAGGGTCCGGCAGACATGATACAATTTTACGAACAAAAGTATCAAAGTGTGCTACAAGGATTCTCTATTGAACAAATGGGAAGAAGAAGAAGAGATGAATACCAAGAAGGTTCACCTCAGATTCAAAAACAAGGATAATATAATTAGGAGTTAATATGGCTATAACACAAGCAGTTGCAAATTCGTTTAAAGGACAACTTTTACAAGGTCAGCATAATTTTACGTTGACTACGGGAAATGTTTTTAAACTTGCTCTTTACACTTCTGCAGCAACTCTAGACTCATCTACAACTATTTACACTTCAACAAATGAAGTTGAAAATACTGGTCAGTATGTAACAGGTGGCGGAGTTCTAACAAATGTATCACCAGTTGTTTCAAGTGGTGTAGCATTTATAGATTTTGCAGATATATCTTTTACTGGAGTTACTTTAACTGCAAGAGGTGCTTTGATTTACAATACATCAAACACAAATGCGGCGGTATGTGTATTAGATTTTGGAAGTGATAAAACAGCAACATCTGGAACATTTACAATTCAATTTCCAGCAGACACAACATCAGCGGCTATTCTAAGAATCGGCAACGCATAATAGGAGTAACCTATTATGGCGAATGCTTGGGGAGAGCTCAGTTGGAATGCAGGATTATGGGGTGAACAATCCAACGCCATAGCTACGCTTACAGGTTTTGGATTAAATGCATCACAAGGACAAGCTAATTATACACCATTAGAGGGCTGGGGAAGATTTGATTGGGGAAGTCGTTCTTGGGGTGTTAGTTTTACAAATCAACAAATTGAAGCTGGAAGTTTTCCATTAACATTATCACAAGGAAATGTATCCATTGATTTTGAAATCAATGATGGTTGGGGTAGATTAACTTGGGGTGAAAATGCTTGGGGTGGAACAGGAGATGTTATTCTTTCTGGTAATTCACTTAGTTTAAATTTCAATCATGGTTGGGGTAATTTTAGTTGGAACACTTCTGATATACAATGGGGTGGTATAACAACTATAAATGTAGCCATTGGTCAGCAAGTTGATGTAACTGGACTACAATTAAATACATCATTAAATTCTGCAGAAGAACTTATTACTGTTGATGTATTTTTAACAAATACTAATTTATTATTAGGAACTTCTGTTGGAGAAGTTGATGTATCTCCAGACGCTCTAGTAACTGGTCAACAGTTAAATTTATCAACAGGTAATGTTCAAGCTTATAATAGACAGGGATGGGGTAGATATTATTGGGGTGAAGAAGTATGGGGTGGAGATGGAATATGGGTTTTTGTTAATGTAGATAATACTAATTTAGGTTTAACCATAAATTCTGGAATTAGAGAATATTGGGGTCAAGATGCATGGGGTGCTTCTACCACAGAATGGGGTGGATCTTATGTTACTGAAACTGATATAAGTGTTACCGTTGAAGTTTCTTCAATAGCAATGACAATCTCTGAAGGAGAGGTTGATCCAGGCCCTGATGCCAATGTTGTTGGTATTGGAATGACAGTTGCTTTAGCTGTAGGTACAGTTATTGCTGGAGATGCGAATACTTTAGTTACTGGGGAACGATTAAATATAGCTCAAGGAACTGCAGAAGGTATACCAAATACTATTGCAAGTGTTACTGGAATAGGGTTAAATATAGCAGTAGGTACAGTATTTGCAGGTGGAAATACCGATGTTAATGTTACAGGAAATTTATTGACTATATCTTTAAATAGTGTAAATAATCAAATCTGGACTGAAATAAATACCGGAACTGATGCAACTTGGATAGAGATTGACACAGCCGCTTAAATTTAATAAAACTAACAAATAAGGAATTAAAATTATGGCATCAAGTTATTCTACGGACCTCAAACTAGAGTTACAAGTAACAGGCGAAAATGCCGGTACTTGGGGTGATATTACAAATACAAATTTAGTTATTCTTCAGCAATCTATTGCTGGTTATTCTGGTATATCTATTGCAGGTGGTGCTGGAAATACAGATTTAACTTTTTCAAATGGTTTACAATCAAACGGTAAAAATGCTGTTTTAGAATTAACAGGAACAATTACAGGAAATAGAACTGTAACTATAACTAGTGCTTCTGGTGTTAAAAATAAAGTTTATGTAATTAGAAACAGCACAGTAGGTGCTTTTACTGTTACAGTAAAAATTGAAGGTCAAACAGGAGTTACTTTCTCTGCGACAGATAAAGGAACAAAAATTTTATATTTAAATGGAACTGATGTTGTAGATTCTAACATTGGAAATTTATCTAATGATGCTTCTCCAACACTATCTGCAAACTTAGATACAAATGCAAAAAATATTATTATTGATTCTACATACGGAATCATAGATGAAAATGCTAATGAACAAATTAAATTTTCAACAACTGCATCAGCTACAAATGAAATTACAATAGCAAATGCTGCAGCTGGAAATTCTCCGGTAATCTCTGCAACAGGTGGAGATACAAATGTTGGATTAACATTAACACCAAAAGGTGATCTTGGAAGAATTACATTAAATGGTGAATCAAAAGTATTTGGTATGTTTGAAGGTGCAACAATTTCTACAACTTTCATAACGTCATTTACATATGATACACTTACTCAAGCTGTATATTTTCAAAACGTTAACTTAGGTGCAAACTTTACAGTTAATTTAAGAGGAAATGCTTCGACTGCATTAAACGCGGCTTTAAATACCGGTGAATCTGCAACAGTTGCATTAATCACAAAACAAGGCAACACTACATTTTACAACACATCTGTTTTAGTTGATGGAACATCAACAAACGTTACAGTCGTTTGGCAGGGTGGTACAGCTCCAACAGTTGGAAACGCTTCATCTAATGATGTTTACACTTACACAGCTCTTAAAACAGCAGCATCAACATACACAGTATTAGCAGCACAAACACAATTTAAATAAGGAGAAGAAAGAATGCCTTTATTATCTACAAGAGGTGCAGGATCAGCAAAAGGATTTGGATTGACAGCAGGTGGAGGTATTTCATACCCATTTGATATTGAATTTTTAGTAGTAGCAGGGGGTGGAGGAGGAGGACAAAGAAACTCTGCTGGTGGTGGTGCAGCAGGTGCAGGAGGATATAGAACATCAACTCAATCAATAACAACAAAAAATACAGTAATTACAGTTACAGTAGGAGATGGTGGTTCAGGAAGCACTGGTGGTACAGGTCAAAATGGTGGATCTTCTTCATTTTCAGCAACAGGTTTATCAACAATAACATCCGCTGGTGGTGGATATGGTGCAACAACAACAGGACAGCCTAATGCTGCAAGTGGTGGATCAGGTGGTGGATCAGCACATCCTGGAGGTGGTGTTGGATCAGGAAACACTCCAAACGTATCTCCCTCTCAAGGCAATAATGGGGGGTCTTTCATAGACACACCTTCGTATGGAGGAGGTGGTGGAGGAGGTGCTT